TCTTGGAGATTATTATGGGTTTACAAGTTAACGATTCATTAGTTCACGGATTTATTCAAAAAGAATTAGAGAGACAACAGAATCATCTAGAGATGATTGCTAGTGAGAACTTCACGTCTCCTGATGTGATGGAAGCACAAGGTTCAATTCTTACTAATAAGTATGCAGAAGGATTGCCTGGTAAAAGATACTATGGTGGATGTGAGTGGGTTGACCAAATTGAAGATCTAGCAAGAGAACGAGTAAAAAAACTATTCAATGCAGAGTGGGCAAATGTCCAACCTCATAGTGGAGCACAAGCAAATGCTGCTGTATTCCTTGCTCTTTTGAAACCAGGAGACACTGTCCTATCTCTTGACCTATCTCATGGAGGTCATCTATCCCACGGATCAAAAGTTAATATGTCTGGTAAGTGGTTCAATGTATGTCATTATGAAGTTGATGAGACTGGTAGACTGGATTACGATAGAATATTAGAACTTGCAAAGGAATGTAAACCGCAACTTATTATCTGTGGATTCTCTGCATATACTAGAACAATTGATTTTGGTAAGTTTAGATATATTGCTGATGAAGTTGGATCATATCTGTTAGCGGACATTGCACATATTGCAGGATTGGTTGCATCAGGTGTTCATCCATCACCAATTCCATATGTAGATGTAGTTACCACAACAACTCATAAGACTCTGAGAGGTCCAAGAGGTGGATTGATTATGTCTAATGATGTAGAGATGGGTAAGAGGTTGGACAAGGCAGTATTCCCAGGAACTCAGGGTGGTCCATTAGAACATGTGATTGCTGCTAAAGCAGTTGCATTCGGTGAGGCACTTAAACCAGAATTCAGAGAATATTGTCTTAAAGTTGTTGCTAATGCAAAATCTCTTGGTAGTAGATTGATTGAAAATGGTATCAATATTGTGTCTGGTGGAACAGATAATCATATTGTTCTACTTGATTTGAGAAGTCTAGGAATCACGGGTAAGTTTGCTGATCAACTTGTGAGTGAAATTAATATCACTGCAAATAAAAATACAGTTCCTTTTGATCCCGAGTCTCCCTTTGTTACCAGTGGATTACGTTTAGGTACTGCTGCTCTTACTACTAGAGGGTTTGATGAAAAAGACTTTGTTGAAGTTGCTGATATTATAGCAAGTAGATTAAACAATTATGAGAAAGATGGGAATAAAGAAGAATGCTTAAGAAGAGTGTTTAAACTTTGTGAAGGTAATCCCCTATACTAAATAAAAACTGAATATCGTCGCCGCAGGGGAAAACTGGCAAAATCCAGTTGATTCCCCTACTTTTTTGTGCTATAATCCATAGAGGAAAACAATTAATCATGGCAATTAAATTAATGCTCCTAAAGACAGGAGAAACAATTATTACGGACGCTAAAGAAGTTGTTCAAGAGGAACAGACTAGGGGTTATCTATTGAATAATCCCCAAACTGTTACAACTCAAGAGAAAACTGTCTTGATGGAAGGTGATACTTTAAATAATAACTACGAATTAGATGTAATTCTTAAATCTTGGATGCTGCTTTCTGTGGATAAAGAATTTGTAATTACTACTGATATTGTGGCAACTATTTGTGATCCATTACCATCAGTGTTGGAAATGTATCAATCTAAAGTAGCAGCAGCAAATACAGAAGTAACTCAGACTGAGGTTGTTTGATGGTTAATATTAAATGTTTGATGGTTGGCACAACCATACTCATATCAGAAATTGAAGAACTTGATGCTGAAATAGGAGATCCAGATTGTAAACTGACTAAACCGCATCGTTTTCTGAGTGTAGATAAAATGGAACCCTGGGTTGAGGCTTCTAATCAACCAGAATATATGATAAGATCTAGTGATATTCTAACTATCGCAGATCCAACACCTGAAGTAGTTGAAGCGTACTTGAAACTTACAGAATGAGATTTTACACGAACGTCCAAATGGTCGGGGATCACTTCTTGGTCCGTGGTTATGAAAATGGTCAACATTTCATGACTCGGGAGAAGTTTTACCCGACTCTTTTTGTTGCTGCTAACAAAAAAACAAAATACAAAACCCTTGATGGTGATTATGTTGAATCTGTTGATCCTGGAACTGTTCGTGATTGTCGTGAATTTATCAAACGATATGATGGTGTAGATAACTTCAAGATCTATGGAAATGAAAGATATATCTATCAGTATATTTCTGAAAAATATCCTGAAGAAGAAATAAAGTTTGATACTTCTAAGATCAAAATTTCTACAATTGATATTGAGGTTAAATCAGAAAATGGATTCCCTGATGTTGAGTCTGCCGCTGAGGAAGTTCTCCTCATTACGGTACAGGACTATACTACCAAACAAATTCGTACCTGGGGTCAAGGACCCTTCAGTAACAAACAGCAAAACGTCATCTATAAAGGTTTTAGGACTGAGTATGAACTTCTGAATGACTTCATTAACTGGTGGATGATTGAGGGAAATACTCCTGAAGTTGTTACTGGTTGGAACAGTGAACTGTATGATATGCCGTATCTGGTGCGACGTATCGATAGGATTCTGGGTGAAAAGTTGATGAAGCGTATATCACCATGGGGTCTTGTTACAGAGAAAGAAACTGTAATTATGGGTCGTAAACATATTTCATATGATGTTGGTGGTATTACTCAACTTGATTACCTAAATCTTTATAAGAAGTTCACTTATAAAGCGCAAGAATCCTATCGACTGGATTATATTGCGAGTGTGGAACTTGGACAAAAGAAACTAGATCACTCTGAGTTTGATACATTTAAGGATTTCTACACAAAGGGATGGCAAAAATTTGTAGAATATAATATAATAGACGTGGAACTTGTTGACCGTATGAAACTGATTGAATTAGCAATCGTTATGGCATATGATGCTAAAGCGAATTATGCTGATGTATTCTCTCAGGTTCGTATGTGGGATACTATTATCTACAATTATCTTAAGAAAAGGAATATTGTAATCCCACCTATTGTTCGTTCGGACAAAGATTCTAAGTACGCTGGGGCATATGTCAAAGAACCGATTCCGGGAAAGTATGATTGGGTGGTTAGTTTTGACCTTAATAGTCTATATCCTCATCTCATTATGCAGTACAATATTTCGCCAGAAACACTCCTTGATGAACGGCACCCATCGGCTACCGTTGATAGAATCCTTGAGGAAGAGATAAATTTTGAGCTGTATAAGGATAATGCTGTTTGTGCTAACGGTTCAATGTATCGTAAGGACAAGCGTGGATTCCTTCCTGAGTTGATGGATAAGATCAATAAGGATCGAACCATCTACAAAAAGAAGATGCTCCAGGCAAAACAAGATTATGAAAAGACTCCTACTAAAGCACTGGAGAAAGAAATTGCGAGATGTAATAACATTCAGATGGCTCGCAAGATTCAACTCAACTCTGCTTATGGTGCTATCGGTAATCAGTATTTTAGGTACTATAAACTGGCCAATGCGGAGGCGATTACGCTTTCTGGTCAAGTCTCTATCCGTTGGATTGAGAATAAGATGAATCAAAAGATCAATAAGATCTTAAAAACAAATGATGTTGATTATGTTATTGCTTCTGATACCGATTCCATTTATCTTAATCTGGGTCCTTTGGTTGACAGTGTATACAAGGGAAGAGAGAAAACTACTGAAAGCGTTGTCACGTTCCTTAATAAGGTGTGTGAGATGGAACTTGAAAAGTATATTGACCGTTGTTACCAAGAACTCGCGGATTACGTAAACGCTTACGATCAGAAGATGTTTATGAAGCGTGAGAATATTGCTGAACGTGGTATCTGGACTGCGAAGAAGCGTTATATTCTTAATGTTTGGGATAGTGAAGGTGTTCGTTATGAAGAACCTAAACTCAAAATGATGGGTATTGAAGCAGTCAAATCTTCTACTCCCGCACCTTGTCGCAAAATGATTAAGGATGGTCTTAAGTTGATGATGAATGGCACTGAAGAAGATGTTATTGACTTCATTGACAAGTGCCGTAAAGAGTTCAAATCTCTTCCTCCAGAAGAGATTGCTTTCCCCAGATCAGTGTCAGATGTGGTAAAATATCGTTCTTACGCAGACATCTATGTAAAAGGAACTCCAATTCATTGCCGTGGTGCATTACTTTTTAATCATTATATTAAGGAGAACAAACTGACTAATAAATATTCACTCATCAATAATGGGGAGAAAATCAAATTCCTCTATTTGAAGAAACCTAATATCATTCGGGAGAATGTTATATCATTCATCCAGGATTTTCCGCGAGAACTTAATCTTGACAAATACATCGACTATGATCTACAATTTGAAAAGAGTTTTGTCGAACCACTCAAAGCAATTCTAGATGCGATTGGATGGAATGTAGAAAAAACTGTAAATCTAGAACTATTTTTTGGATGATGAATCTTCCTATTAACGATAAAGAACTCGAAACAATTATTAGTGCTCTCCGCCTTGGTGGTGATACTGCACTCTACCAAAAACTTTGGTCCTATAAAATGAACTACCACAAAGAGAAGGTTAAGTGATGGATTTTTTAACTGAAATTGTAAAAGAAATTGGTGATGACTACACAAAACTCGCATCCGATATTGATGACACTGAAAGGTATGTTGATACGGGTTCGTACATTTTTAACGCACTTGTTTCAGGGTCTATATTTGGTGGCGTATCTGGGAATAAGATTACTGCCATTGCTGGGGAGTCTAGTACTGGAAAAACTTTTTTCTCTCTTGCTGTCGTCAAGAACTTCCTTGATTCTAACCCTGATGGTTATTGTCTATATTTTGACACTGAAGCCGCTGTTAACAAGTCTCTTCTCGCAAGTCGTGGGTTAGATCTTAATCGTGTAGTTGTTGTTAATGTTGTAACTGTTGAAGAGTTTCGTAGTAAGGCACTTAAGGCAGTAGATCTTTATATGAAAAAGTCCGCAGAGGACCGCAAACCATGCATGTTTGTGCTAGACTCATTGGGGATGTTATCCACTGAGAAAGAGATCACTGATACGCTCAACGATAAGCTAGTTCGGGATATGACAAAATCCCAACTTATTAAAGGAGCTTTCAGAATGCTTACACTCAAGTTGGGTCAAGCAAACATTCCTATGATCGTTACCAACCATACTTATGATGTCATCGGTGCTTACGTTCCAACTAAAGAAATGGGAGGAGGTTCTGGACTCAAGTACGCTGCTTCTACAATTATCCATCTTAGCAAAAAGAAGGAGAAGGATGGAACGGAAATCGTTGGAAATCTTATCAAGGCAAAGACTGCTAAGTCGCGTTTAAGCAAGGAGAATCAAGATGTTACGGTGCGTCTTTATTACGATGAGCGTGGTCTTGATCGATATTTTGGTCTTCTTGAACTTGGTGAGATTGGCGGATTATGGAAAAACGTTGCTGGTAGATATGAGATAGATGGGAAGAAGGTATACGCGAAAGCAATCCTGAAAGATCCCGATACTTACTTCACCCCTGAAGTGATGGAAAAATTAGACGTAATTGCACAACAGACCTATTCTTATGGAGCGAATTGAGACAACTATTCTGCGAAATCTTGTTTTCAATGAAGAGTATTCTCGTAAAGTAATTCCTTTCATTCAACCTGATTATTTTGAACAGAGAACTGAAAAGATTATCTTTCAGGAGATTACTCAGTTCATTGTGAAGTATGGTGCTGCTATCACAACAGAAGCACTTGCTATTGAACTAGAAACCCGTACTGACCTATCTGAAACTGAGGTCAAAGAATCCCGTGAGATTACTTCTAGTCTCACAGATGCTCCCGTAGAGCACAATTGGTTATTGGATACCACTGAGAAGTGGTGTCGTGATCGTGCCATTTATTTGGCATTGATGGAATCTATTGGTATTGCTGATGGTGGAGATAAAGAAAAGAATCGTGATGCTATCCCTTCAATTTTGTCGGATGCTCTTGCGGTTTCTTTTGACAACCATATCGGTCACAACTACTTAGAAGATTATAAAGAAAGATATGAGTCTTATCACCGGAAAGAAGATCGTATTCCATTTGATCTAGAATATTTCAACAAGATTACGAAAGGTGGTCTTCCTAAAAAGACTCTTAATGTCGCTCTTGCTGGGACAGGTGTTGGTAAGTCTCTTTTCATGTGTCACATGGCTAGCTCCATTTTGCTTAACGGACGTAACGTGCTTTACATTACAATGGAGATGGCAGAGGAGAAAATTGCTGAACGTATTGACGCAAACCTCCTCAATGTCCCTATTCAAGATTTGGTAGAACTTCCTAAATCTTCTTTTGAAAACAAAGTAACCAATCTTACTAAGAAAACTCAGGGGCAACTTATAATTAAAGAGTATCCTACTGCCAGCGCCCACAGTGGACACTTTAAGGCACTTCTTAATGAACTTTCACTTAAGAAGTCTTTTAAACCTGATATTATATTTGTGGATTATCTCAATATTTGTGCCTCGTCACGTTACAAAGGATCTGCCAATATTAATTCCTATACTCTTGTTAAGTCGATTGCAGAGGAACTTAGAGGATTGGCTGTCGAAGCCGAGGTCCCTATCGTATCTGCCACCCAGACCACTCGTTCTGGTTATGGTAGCTCTGATGTTGACCTTACTGATACTAGTGAATCCTTTGGTCTCCCTGCTACTGCTGATCTTATGTTTGCCCTTATTAGCACGGAAGAACTGGAACAGTTGGGACAGATTATGGTGAAGCAATTAAAGAATCGCTATAATGATCCAACAATATTCAAAAGATTTATTGTTGGTATTGATCGTGCTAAGATGCGATTGTATGATTGCGAACAAACAGCACAAGAAGATATACTTGACTCTGGACGAGAAGAGGAGTATAATTACGAGGAAGAAAAGAAACCTAAAAAATCATTCGACGGATTTAAATTCTAATGACTAAGCAAGTTGATTTTGAACGATATGAAAGATTCGTAGATGCTGTTACTTCTGATGCATCTACAGATTTCGTTGCCCTTTCTGATCGTCTAGTTGAACTGGATGAGAAAGGTGCCAATATTGAACGTCTCCTGACTGCCGGTGTTGGTATTAATGCTGAAGGTGGTGAGTTTCTTGAGATTATCAAGAAAATGATCTTCCAAGGCAAACCCTGGGATACTCATAATAAAGAACACCTTATTATTGAACTTGGTGATTTGATGTGGTATGTAGCGCAAGCATGTATGGCGCTGGGAGTTCCTTTTGATGAAGTCGTTGCTCGCAATGTCAAGAAACTTGAGAAGCGTTATCCTGGTGGACAGTTTGATGTATATTACTCTGAAAACCGTGAGGTTGACGATCTGTGATCAACCTTGAACTGAGTAGACATGACGCAATTGTTTTACGTCATCATCTGTTCTTGTATACAAAAGACCACCCTGGTTTTTTCTCTAATGAAGGTATCCTTAAAATCAGAGAGATTTCTCAACAGATAGACAAACTACTTGAGAGTGAATCATGAAAGATTTTAAAATCCCTTTTGCTATTGTATCTTTCCTCTTGGTTCAGGGTGCAGGAGCAGTATGGTGGTCCTCACAAATTGATGGGCGAGTCAAAACTCTAGAAGAACAGAGTTTAAATATTGCCAAAGAAAATCGTAGGTATATTGAGCAAGTAATTCAACCATCCTACGGAATCAGCAATGCTTGGAAAAACCAATACCACGATGAGTGGGTTCTAAAAGGAGGATGGAAATGATTACTCTAAATCTTGACGTTAGATCTGCTGCAGCAGTTAGGCAAGTTCTTTTTGATGAGCAGAAGATTTACACATATGACCCTAAATGTGTACCGGTGCGAATTGTTGAAATACGTAATGTTATTAATGACCTTGATGAACAGATAGATGAAGAACTTAATTCATAAGTATCTGAAACTAGTAAAGAAGATTCCTGAACGCCACTATTGGCCACTCTTCATCTTCTTCTCATTATACTTTGTTGTTCCATATAGTGAGTTTGTAGTTACATTGTTAGCACTTGGATACTTCAAGTTTGAACAACAATACCGCAAAGTCTTCGGTAAAATCTTATCACCATTACCTTTTATAATTAAGTATGGTGCTTCTGTTATCTTCTTCCTAGTGATGCTGGATGACACTCTTTTCTATGGTGCTATTATTCTTGCTGCATTGTGGTCTAGTAGACAAGCAAAGAAACTCAAAGAGGATTAATCTTCTTTCGGGGTTATAGCTCAGTTGGTAGAGCGCCTGCTTTGCAAGCAGGATGTCAGCGGTTCGAGTCCGCTTAACTCCATAAATACCCAAAAAGGGAAATGGCAGGATTATCTCCCACAGAACTTAGAAAGAGAAATAACTTCTCTCTGTTTCGCACAAGGATTGCAAGTAGAGGAGATTTTACTCTTGTGGAAAGCAATGGACAAAAGGTGAAGATTGATCCTACCGTTGCTAATACTTTAAGAAGTATTGAAGATCTTTCTCAATATCAGCAAGGTTCTAGTATCATTCTTCCAACAACAATGAAGGGTCAGATTAGACTGACTCAACTCTATAAAGATTCTATATTTTCTGGTAGATCTCAAAATACAACTGCTGCAGAAGATGTGGAAGTAAGTTCTATAAGGAGAAAATTGGAGCAGATAAAGAATCAACTAGGATCTGATTTTGTTAATCTTCAAGTTGGAAAGAATTCATATCAAGTTGTAAATGTAGAAAGCACACCTGGAACTCCAAAGTCTGACTTTCATTTCAGAGATATGAATGGAAATATGGTTGGATTTGTTTCTCACAAGGATGGTTCATCTGCAACTGCAATTCAGCAGTGGGGTGGTATAACTCAACGTGGTGAACCTATGTTGGCAGCACATCCAGAGACTCGGGCGTTTGTTCAAACTTGTCAAGCAATGTTTGGAACTCAAATGCCTAGTGCAACAACGGTTGCTAGAAAAATAAAAGATAATCGTCTGAAGATGATGGCGATTTATGGTAATGGATTTGGTGGTGGTTCAAGTATTCAGAATGTGGATGTTCTTCTTCAAGGAACTGTGAACGTTACTAGAACTGGAGTTGGTAAGTATAAGTTAGTTGCTTCTGCACAAACTCATAATAACGGTGATTCTATTGGTGGTGCTTACGAACCCGTTTTTATGTGTATCTACAAAGGTGACCGTTCTAACTATGGCATAAAGGGTGCTAGAATGGTTATCAGTGGAAAAGGTGGTAGGAGCATCAAACAATATGTCTGAATATATTAGTAAACTTATTAAAGATTATGATGGAACAA